CCCGTTTGCCAACGTACGCGCTAGTGAGGATTTTGGTGTAGAAGCTTGGATTGGTTGTGCTATTCGCATGAACGACAAGATGCGCCGATTACAGACCGCAGCCCAAGGATCAACTCTAGCCAATGAAGGCATTGAGGACTCATTCATGGACATGGCAGTGTATAGTATTATCGGTTTAATTCTTTATAGACAACAATATGGTAAGGTAGAATAATGAAACTTAATGTAATCTCAGCACACGTATCAGCATTTATCGCTACAGCGGTATCGGTGTTTACGGTTGTTCACCCAGGCTTCCATGTACCAACGTCGGTACAGGTAGTGCTCCCATCAGTCTGCGTCATCATTGCAGGAATCATTGAGGGATACCACCTACTTACACACCGTCAGTTGCAGTTGCACACTGCTATTGCACTTGCTTCACAGGTTGCACAGCAAGCTGAAGCGGCTAAGCCAAGTGCCACTAAGTCCTGACGAGTCAAGTCTTTCTTTGTCACTTAGACAATGGCTAGAACTGAACCTTACACGTTTTTTAACGAATCTGGAACTTCCACAAGATGAATCGTGGGAGATGCCAGTTGTTGAGGATTTTGTTTTAGTCGTTGCCGCTAAAGATTATAAAGATGGTGGTGTAGGAGTGTTTTCTATTTCGCCACCTGATTCTTCTTCGTATCGGATACAAGGCTTACTAGCCACGGCACTTAGCAATGGCAGTTAGCGCAGTACAACGCAAGAAATACTTTGAGGCACGTTCCGCAGGACTTTCGATTGCAGAAGCCTCACGTAAGGCTCGGTTCTCTGAATCGACGGGACACCGTGTTGAGAAGGCTGCCCAAACACTTCGCATTAGCGACGATGTGGACACGTCGGCACGTAACTACCGTGAACTCAAGACAGAAGCGAAACTAGAAGGTCCTAAGCCTTACGACAAACTAAGCGAAGATGCCCAACGTGCCCTAGAGGACTTTGGCTATTTTCGTCAGCGTTACTTTGGACGTATCTCTACACCGTGGCAGGAAGAAGCCGGTATCGCACTGGTATCACTTCTTGAGTCTGAAGAAAAAGAATACGTGGTTATGAACATGCCACCTGGTTCTGGTAAGACTACGTTGCTACACGACATTACCTGTTGGATCATTTGTCGTAACCGCAGTATCCGTTTGTTGACTGGTTCTGCGACTATGAGCCTTGCCAAGCGAAACTTGATGCGAGTAAGGCGTTCACTAGAACGTGTTATTCCTGAACTGGCTGACGATGCACTTAAAGCACGTGGTCTAGCCGTTGACGCTGAAACAACTATGGCACTGGACTTTGGTCGCTTTAAGCCACTGGAAAAAGAACTTTGGACTAACGAAGCATTTATCGTTATGCAACCAGAGGACTCAGGTGCTATTTCAGAAAAGGAGCCAACAGTAAGTGCCTACGGTATGGATAGTGGTTTCATCGGAGGACGCTTCGATGGCTGTTTCTGGGACGACCTTGTGGACCCTCGCAAGATTCGTAGTGCAGAACAACGAGAAGCCATGGAAGATTGGTACCAAGACGTTGCAGAATCTCGACTTGAACCAGCAGGTATGCTTGCTCTTATTGGCCAGCGCCTCGCTGCTGACGACCTTTATCGATTCGCTCTAGACATGGAGCAACCTCTGGAAGATGAGGAAGAACTACTAGATGAAGGAATGACTGAAGATGAAGTTGAGAAACTTAGGACAAACAAGAAATATAAGCACTTGCTTTACAAGGCTCACTATGATGAGCTTTGCGATCCGAGTCACCACAAGAGAACTTCTGATCCGTATCCTACCGGATGCTTATTGGACCCACGGCGCTTATCTTGGCGAGACATCTCCAACCTCATGTCAAACCGTGGTGAGCGCTTTGCGGTGGTCTATCAGCAAGAGGACTTGGACCCGTCAGAAGTCTTAGTACGCCACGAGTGGGTATTTGGTCAGGGTGACAACCCAGGGTGCATGGACAAAGACCGAGACATCTGGCAGATACCCCGTGGCATTTCAGCCAGCGAGTGCCTGATGGTCGCTACCGCTGACCCTAGTCCGACTAACTATTGGGCTATCCAGTGTTGGCTGTACCACCCAGAGTCCCAGCAACGGTTCTTGATTGACCTAATTCGCCAGAAGATGGAAGCCAGTAAGTTCTTGGACTACAACATCCATGACGGTAAATACACTGGGGTTATGGAAGAATGGCAGAACTTGTCTGAGTCCATGGGATACCCAATTCAGTATTGGATTGTGGAATCTAACGCAGCTCAGCGGTTCATGCTCCAGTACGATTATGTCAAACAATGGCGCCAAATGCGGTCTGTGGAGATTATTCCTCACAACACAAATGGCATCAATAAATCGGACGAAGCACTGGGTGTGACGGTGTTACAACCCCACTACCGCTTCGGTCGTGTAAGATTACCTGGTAGGGGTGAAGGAAAAGTTCGCTCTATGAAACTAATTGATGAGGTTACAAAGTACCCTAATGGGTCACGCACAGATGACTGTGTTATGGCTCAATGGTTTCTAGAGTGGAACATTCCCAACCTCTACATGCCGAAATCGGCAACAGCCCCAGCGTGGCGCCCATCATGGGTGAAGTCGTCCACCCCTAAGACATTGAGGTTATAAGTGGCTCTCTCGTTCGATAATGACAAGGCTGCGGCACAGGTCGTAACCATGTACCAGGAGCGCCGCAAAGACCGCGGTGGACTCTTTAGCAAGATGGAAGATATCCGTCGTCACTACAACGGCGACATTATCATTCCACTGCCTGAGTTAGATGACATGGAAAAGCCGGCCATTCCGAACTTGATTGCTCAAGGTATTGACCAGTTCGCTATGCGCGTGGCTTCAGTCATCCCAGACATCTCGTACATGCCAGTACGCCCAGGTATTCAGGTATCTGAAAACCGTGCCCGTGACCGTCGTCTAGCCAACCTTGGTTGGTGGGACATGAACAAGATGGGTACCAAGTTACGTCGCCGTGCACGTCACCTTACTGCTTACGGTATGAGTGCTGTAACTATCTCACCAGTGTCGGTCTACCACGACGACCAGCGTGACATTCCTCACTGGCGCGTGCGTAACCCACTTTCTACGTACCCTGCACCAATGCTTGATCCAGACTCAATGGAGCCAGCAGACTGCATCTTCGTTGACCGCCGACCACTTGGCTGGTTGAAGGAAAACTACCCAGCACAGATGGCTATCTTGTACCGTGGTGAAAAGGGCGACCACGACATGTTTGAAGTGTTGGAGTACATGGACGCTAACGAAACTGTGCTTATTGCCGTTGGTGCTGAAAAGCCAAAGGCAAGTGCATACAGCACTGAGACAGGCAAGGGAATCGCTACGCACATTATCTTGGAGCGCATCCCTAACCGTGCAGAGGTAAGCCCAGTAGTTATTGCTGGACGTATCACACTAGACCGCCTACAGGGTCAGTTTGACCAGATGCTTGGAACCTACCAGCGTATGGCTAAACTAGATGCCTTAGACATGATTGCTCGTTTCCGCAACGTGTTCCCAGATGAGTGGATTGTTAGCACAAGCAACTCTCCATCATCACCTCGTATTATTCAAGAAGCTAATGGTAAAGAAGGAATCCGTGGAGTCGTTGACAAGGGACAAGTACAAATCACACATCTGCAACCAGGTTCAACCACAAACGACGCACTTGACCGGATGGAACGCGCTCAGCGACTCACAGGTGGAATCCCTGCAGAGTTTGGTGGGGAATCACCAAGCAACGTCCGTACAGCTCGTAGAGGTGAAATGGTCATGTCGAACACCGTTGACATGCCTATTCAAGAATATCAGGAAATCTTCGCTAACTCACTAGAAGCAGAGAACCGCCGTGCGGTAAAGATTATGAAGGCTTACTACGGTAAGAAGCCAAGCATGTTTTTCTTTGGTAACGACGGTAAGATTACTCACCCTGACTACACGCCAAACGAAACATTCGAAACGGACTTGTCATACGTCAAGTACTCAATGCCTGGTTCAGACGTAAATGGCATGGTAGTCGCCATTGGTCAACGTGTCGGAACTGGTATTATGTCTACACAGACAGCCCGTGAGATGGACCCAGCGATTGAGGACCCGATTCGTGAACGTGATCAAGTTGAAATTGAAGGACTACGCAAGGCGCTTCTTGCTGGCCTTGAACAACAGGCGTCGCAGGGAAGTCTTGACCCCAACGTTATTGCTGAAATCGCAATGGCTAAGGCAGAGCGACACGTCACTCTTGAAGCCGCGGTTGCTAAAGTCCACAAAGAAATGCAAGCGAAGCAAGCCGAGCAAGCAAACCAGCAACAGCAAATGCAACAGCAAATGCAGCAAGGTGGACAGCCACCAGAAGTTCAGGCAGAGTCACAGCCTGGTATCGGCGTATCGCCAGACAACCCTGCTGGAACGCCTATCGCACCACCACCAGCCGGAGCACAGAACTTGAGTGCTATGTTGTCAACTTTGAAGCGTCCACCAGCTCCAGCCGGTGCCGCACCAGGGATGTAATAGATGCCACGTACAGGTAGAGGTGGCGCCCGTGAGGGAACGCCAGGAACAGCATACGGAAACCGTACTGACCTTAACGCAGCAATGCCAGTCCAGGCCGCTACTGGTCAAGGCTACGGAGAAGCAGGTGCACAACAGGCTGCTCAACGTGCAATACCCGTAGCACCACAACAGGTATCGGTTGCGCCAGCGCAAGCACCAGCACAAGCAGCGCCAGCACAACCAACAACGATTACTGGTCAGATGCCATCATTGCCATCTTACCCAGGTGAATTAAAATTTGACCATCCTACTGATCGACCAGATGAACCAATTACAGCAGGATTGCCTATTGGCGATGGTGCTGGTCCAGAAGCAATGCACACATTTACTCCTACAGTTGGAAGAAGTTTAGACATGATGGCCAGTGCTCCAGGTGCTTCAGCAATGTTAATGGACTTAGCACGGGCGGCTAGAAACATAGGTCTATAATGCCTTACGGACTTGGTTCAGCAACAGGAGCTAATGATTATCTCTCTAATGTTAATAACCCTAATTGGTACATTGATAATCTTGTTAAAAACAATCCTACGTTAAAAGCAGACCCGTATTTAGTCACGTCTTTAACGCAACAATTCAAAGATTCTACTAACCCAGTTCAATTAGCACATTCAACTTTGATGGCTAAATATTTGCACGGTACCGCAGATCAAATTGGTCTTTCTAATTTGTACCCAAGACCCGACACAATTAATGATGCTCCTGCATACCAAGCACCTGACAAAGCATGGCAAAGGGCTAACAGTACAGGTAATTGGTTTTCACAACTT